AACTCTTTGTTGCGGCTAGGGCCAATGAGAACACGAACATATGAAAGGTTGGGGTTGGAAACGATTTGCCCTTCTATCGCCCTGAGGTACGCAGAGTCCCTCGATCTTGAACCCGTGATGCACAGATCACGTTGGGCTGTTTTCACAACGCTCGTTGAAAGCTCAAAAAGTTCTGCAAACACTCGCCTTTCGCTGCGAACGACATAAACGCACTTATCCATGCAATCTGCGTCGTCACGTGTCGTACTCTGACGACGGAAAAGACAATCGTAAACAAAATAGATCAGGAACGTAGCGGATACTCCGTACAGAGCAAGAATTGACCAAAATGGAAAGGTCGATCCTAAGACCGGAAAGGTGGTTGCGAGTGCAGGCAGTGCGCCAAACAACCTAAAGAGGCCCAGAAAGGCCGCCGCGGCACTAAGGGACCCGAGCAATAGCTTGAGTTGGATCGGAGCCTTCTGAACAACCGATTTGAGCGGTGCCAAGGCGTCAGAAGCGTTTTCTGTTTTCTTTTCTTGAGGCACGTGCGGCTCCCCGTACGCTGGCGACGCGATCAAGCATTCCGGATCGCCCCAAACTTCTTGGCACATAACGCGTCTGAAAGTCACGCATGATCTTCAGACAGGGATGCCGTTTTGGCTCGTCTTTTGCTGGTCACCTTTTCCCTTCACGCACCACATACCCCGCCACGAAGTTCACCGCCCCTTGGGCCAGCGCGAGCCCACCCGCGACAAGGGACGCCCCCACCTCCCCGCCACAAGCTTCGGACAGCCCCGGCAGCCACGGGGCAATGGTCGCGGCCACGATCGGGCCGAGCAGGCTGGTCCAGCCGACGGCAGCCATCTTGCGGGTGGGGCGCAGGCTGGGTTGGTTGATCAGGTTCATGATGGTGTCTCCTTTGGAGGGTTTCAGGCCCGGTTGATCCAGGTGCGCACGACGAAGCCCGGGCAGGCCTTCGCGGCGTGGTCGTTGTGACCGGTGATGCGGGTGATGGCGGTCTCGGCGCGGATGGCGTCGACCAGGCCCCGCAGGGCCCGATCCTGGGCGACGGTGAAGTTGCGCTCGAAGGGATCGGTCGCGGCTGAACCCGCGCCGCCGATCAGGCAGATGTGGATGACGCCGCGATTGTGACCTTCGACCCCGGCGCCGATTTCGGTCTCGGCGCGACCGGGGAGGACGGCTCCATCGCGATCGATCACGTGGTGGTAGCCGATCTTGCGCCAACCGCGTTCTTCGCGGTGCCAGCGGTCGATCTCCTTGCGCTTGGCGGTGAGGGGCTGGCCCCGCATCCAGTCGGGGTGGGTGGCTGCGCAATGGATGACAATCTCGTCCACTGGATAGCGGGCGCTACCCTGGAAGATCATCGGCCCGCCTGGCACCGGCTCCGCAGGCTTCACGTTGCGGATCGCGCCGCCCTCGTTGGCGATGGCCTTCAGCGCGGCATCAGTGCGGGGGCCGAAGAGCCCGTCGATTGCGCCGGTGTAATAGCCGAGGCGCGCCAGCGCCATTTGCAGCGCCTTCAGCGCATCGATCTGTTCGGTCATGGGTTTGGTCCTTTCGGGCAAAGAAAAACCCCGCCGGAAGGGCGGGGCGTGAGGTGGTTTGGGCGAGGTTCAAGCGGCGGCGGGCGGGTCAGGCGGCGGGTTTTGCACCTCCCGGGCGGCGGCCAATTCGGCCGCGAGGAGTGCGCAGCGTTCAGAGAGGATCGCGATTTGCTGGCGCAGTTCGGCGACATAGGCGGATGAGGCGGCGGGCGACATCAGGGCTCCTTTCAGGGTTAGAAATCGGTTTCGAGGTAGAGGCCGGTGCATTCAAAAACGACGGCCGCGGCGGTGGCGCCGTTGTTCAGGAAGAGGCGCGGGGCGAGGAAGGTTGCCGCTTGGGGCAGGTCGGTCGTCACTTCCTGTTCGAAGACGGCGCCGGTCAGCTCGTTGACGGCGCGCAGCCAGATCGAACTGCCCGCCGCCGGGCACCAGATCGTCAGGGTCAAAAGCCCAGCCGTCACCACCGGAAACCCGGCACCGAGATCCACGAGGGTCGGCGCCCCCGTGGCGTCATTGCGGACCAGTTGCCAATTCGTGTGCGTGCCGCGTTCAAAGCCGAGGCCGATCGCCTCCACCAGCGCCGAAAGCACAGTTGTCGTGGCTAGGGCGGCAACCGAGGCCAATAGGCCGAAGAAGCCGATGCCGGTCGGTTGCAAGGTGGTCAGGCTGATCCGCGTGATCAGTGTGAAGCCGCCAAGCCCGGCCGCATTGCCGCGCCAGCAAGCTGTTAGGGCTGACCGTTGATCTGCTACCGAATTTGCCGTCGCCGCGGACGTCACGCGCCATCGCCGCGAACTGGTCAGAAGCGAGGCCCCAGAAAGGGCGGGGTGGCTGATCGTGCCGACACTGGTCAGTGGGATGCCTTGCACAACGATGGTGGTGCTGGTTGACGGGGCCCATGTGCCGATGCGGTTCAGCCCCGTGTGGGGTTGCAGCGGAAAATCCCGCCCCGTTGGTCGAACGACTTCCAGCCATGGCGCACCCGCGCGCTGGCGACCGTAGAGGGCCAGCTTCCCGGTAGGGGGCACGGCTGGCATCGCCCCATGGCCAGGCAGGATAAGTGGCTCGGGGAACTCAGCCCGGCCGGTCGCACGATCGATCACAAAGGCATCGAAGAAGGCAGAGCCATTTGGCGAGACCTTCAGTGTCACGTCATCCGATCCCAAAAGTCCAAACAGCGCCCGCGCCGAAAAGCCCGTCTTCAGGGCAAGGCTCGCATCATTCCCGGCGGCGGCCTTGTTGATCGTCGCCTCATGCGATGCGCCCGCATTGTTCAGCAGCGTCGCGGCGGCGTTGACACTGAGCCTGTTCGAGGCATCGGGCGAGGCGCCACCGAGGCCCAAGCCGAGCGCGGTGATGTTCGCCGCGGCTGCGCCGATTGCAGTGACGTTGGCTGCAAAGGTGACCGTAGGCGTGTTGACAACCGTCGTGCCCAGCGCCCCGGCGATGGTGGAGCCCAAGTTGATCACCGTCGTCGATCCGGCTGCGCCGCCAGTGCCCAGGTTCACCGTCTTGGTGACCCCAGTTGTCGTGCCGCCGGTGCCGAGCCCATAGGTGGCAGTCGTCGTTGCCGTGCCGATTGCTACCGAGGCGTTCGAAAACGTCGTCGCCCCTATGAAGGTCTGGGCCGCGTTGCCAAGATGCGCCAGCGTGGCGGAGAGGTTCGGCAGGGTGAAGGTGCGGGTCGTGCCCGCCGATAGGCTCGAGAGATCGAAGGCCGCGAGCCGCGTCGGATCGGCATCATCGGCCAGGCGGAAGAGATTGTCCGGGAAGGGCAGCGCGGCCTGCCGGACCCAGACGCCGCCGAGAAAGGTCAGGGCGGCATCGGTCGCGCGATCCCAGACCGACCAGCCTTCCGCGGGCGGATAGAAGGCCCAGGCCCCATCTTGCCAGGCGGCGATCGCAAATGCTTGGCCTGCCCAGGCACCCGTGGGGCTGGGGCCCACGACATAGCGGGCGCCATCGACCGGCGATCCGGGCGGGGTGTTCAGGACGATGCTTTCCACGGCGGGCTGCACGAGGGCATCGAGGGCGCGGAAGGCCTCGTTGACGGTGATATGCTTCTGCGCCTGGTTCGCCTCTAGGAAGGTGAGCTGCAGGTTTGGTGTGTCGGCCATGGGGCCTCCGGATCAAAGAGTGATGTCAAGGATCGCGCCCCGGCCCAGGGCGCCAGTTTGAGCGATGCGCACCGCGAGGGGGCTAGAAACGAGGGCGCCGAAGTCGGCCGTTTGCATAGCGGCCGTGTAGGTGAAGACAGGCGCTGTGAGACCGGCGACGCTGTGAACAACCAGCGCCCCGTTCAGGATGTCGATCTCATAGACCTCGGCCGCCTCGCCAAGTGGCACCTCTGTCAGGGCCCAGTTGTCGCCAGCGAAGGCGCGGGTGCGGCGGGTCCAGCTGAGGGCGATATCGCCGCCGGGCAGGGTGACCCGCCGGGCATGACACGGCCGCCAGGGGCGCAGACCACGGGCCCATGGCGCGAAGGAGAGGGCAAGGTTCGCCGGATCGCCCGCCGGTTTGCTCGAGGCCCCGATCCGCCAGTTCCAGGCCGCGCCATAATCGGCGCTGCCGATCGGCAGGGGTTTGACCCCACCGTCCAGCACGACGACCCGCGCCCCGGCCGGGGCTGGGTTTGCAATGGAATCCTCGGTGCCTAGGAGCCCGCGGAGCAATCGGGTCAGGCGCCAGCGGCCTGCCGATTGCAGGCTGGCAGTGGCGAAGCCCACGATCTCCCAGAGCTCGGGGGCCGTCTCGATCGCCAGCCAGTTCGTGCCGGAAAACACGGCCGCATCGCTGACGCTGGCGAACTGGCCCGCAATCATGTCGACCCAAAGCTCATTGCCGCGGTCGAAGCGGTTGGTCGGCCCGGCGAAAAAGGGGAAGGCCAAAGTGCCGAACCAGCCCTGCCGGGAAATCGTGGTCAGGACCGCGAAACCATCCGTCGATGCAGATCGCCAGACCGCCGCCGTGCCATACCACGGGGCGGCATGGGCGGCGGCATATGGCTGCCAGTCTGGGAAATCCTCTGAGAGCTGCGGCAGGTTCATCAAGGCAACTAGCGGTGGCCCATAGACGGCCCTCGCCCCGGAAGTCGCGCCGCGATCGCTGCCAGGGGCAAGATCGTAAATCGCCCGATCTGACCGCCGAGCTTCAACCCGTCGCCCAGCACCGTCGGTGATCGAGGTCAGAGCGAATTCGATCAGGCGATTGTCGTGATCGAGGAGGATCACATCGGCCGGGTCCAGCGCGAGGCGCGATGGCGGCAGGGTAAAACTCGCCTTCTCGCGGCCGACCCAAGCCTCGAACAGAGCGCGGCGCACCCCGCGTTCGGCGGCGCCGCTGGTCGAGGCGATGGGCAGTTGCTCGGCCGAGATGCGGGCAGTGTCGACGGTGATCCGGCGAGCTTCGACCGTGATGCCTGCGAATTCCTCATCCCGCGCCATCAGGCGCCATTTGAGGGCGAGGGGCAGTTCGGTCTCTTGCGCGCGGGTCAGTTCCAGATCCTCGGCCTCGCGACCTCCGGCAACCAGACTGTCGAGGGTGATGGTGGCGACGGGCCGCTGCCCCCGCATGCGGAAGCGGATTTTGCCCTCGGCCTCGAAGGCGTCAAAGCCGAAGAGGCGGGCCAGGGTCTCGATAGAGGCGCGGGGGCTTTCGATCGCGTTGACTGCGAAGCCCGGCACAGACCCGGCAAGATCGGTGACGTCCAGATCGGACGCGGCCAGCCCCGCGTGGGCGCAGAGTTCGGCCACGAGTTCGGCGAGGCCCGTGGCCCCGGCTCGCCCGGTGAGCCAATGCCCCAGCCGCCAGTTCTCTGCATCGGACCAGACATCGCTGCGGGCCGGGAAGGCCGGGAAGGGGCGCGCGTCCCACGTCCAGAGCGCGATCTCCGCCGTCTCGATCATGCGGCCGGAGTAAAGGCTGGCGGCGGGGTTGTTCACCGGGTTAGCCCAATATCCGATCAGGGCCTCGGCATAGCGGCGCTGGATGAATTCGTCGGGCCAGCCTCGCGAGAAATACGGCAGCAGGGATTCGGAGGATTTTGGGTCGACAAAGACATTCGGCTGGTTGGTGCCGCGATCGACGCAAGGCGCGCCCGCCTCAGTAAAGCGGATCGGCTTTGATCCGGGCACCCAAGCCGTCGGCCCGCCGCTTTCAACGCCGCTTGGGCGGTTGATGTGCGGTTGGCCCCACCAGTTCCGCAGGTCTTTCGGCCGAAACACCCAAGGCTTTCCGACACCGTCCGTGATCGGGGTCCGAATTTGCGCCAGGCGGTCGGCCGAGGAGGCATAGAACCAGTCGTAGCCTTCGCCGCCCTCGATATTGGCTTGCAGATAGGCCGTCTGCTGCGGCCCGTGCCATCCGGCAAGGGCATCGAGGTGATCATCGCCGTCGCGCCAATCGGAGAGCGGCAGATAGTTATCGATGGCCACGAAATTGACATTGGGCGAGGCCCAGAGCGGATCGAGGTGAAAGAACACGTCGCCCGATCCATCGGCAGGCTGGTGACCAAAGTATTCCGACCAGTCGGCCGCGTAACTCACCTTTGTGCCGGGCCCGAGGATCGCGCTGACATCGGCCGCGAGTTGCACGAAGGCGGTGACAGCAGGATAGGTCGCGGCGCCGGAGCGGATTTGCGTGAGGCCGTGCATCTCGGTGCCGATCAGGAAGGCATCGACGCCCCCGGCAGCCGCGCAAAGATGGGCATAGTGCAGGATCATGCGGCGAAGACCCCAATCGCTGGGGCTGCCGGTGAAGCTGACGGTCGTGCCCGACACGGAAAACTGCCCCGGGGCGGCCGAGCCGAAGAAGGCTGCAACCTGTGTCCCTGCCGCCGCCGTCTTGTCGAATGTGCCTGCAAAGCCCGCGGCCGGGGAACAGGTGATCCGGCCGCGCCAGGGATAGACCGGCTGGCCCGGGGTGGTGCCATTCGGCGAATAGGGGTTCGGCAGGGTGTTGGCGGCCGGTATGTCCATCAGGATGAAGGGGTAGAAGGTGACGCGCTTGCCGCGGGCCTTCAGTTCCTGAATGGCCTGCACGACGGCGGCATCGGTGGGCGTGCCCCCGTAGGCGGGGCCGCCATCGACGGTGGAAACGACATGGGCACCTGCGCGCGTCACGCCGTTGACCTGCCAAACCAGCGGGGTAGTGGTCTTGGTGGTGGATTCCACGCCCGGCTTGATCTGGCAGTTGCCTGCCCGCAGATCGGTGCCGAACCAGGACACGACGAGGGAGACGGCCTCGCATTCGGGCAGGGCGGCGTCCAGGCGGTTAAGTGAGGCCACCAGATCGGGCAGGCCCTCGACGCTGTTCTCGTTCTCCGGCACTGCCGTACCATTACCGCTGCCGCTGTTCCAAAGCCCGGGGGCCGCGGTGGTGCGGGTGACGGTCTCGGTCGCATAGACGAACTCGCCCGCCGAGGGGATCAGGTTCACGGCACGGACAAGGCGTTCCATCGCTGCGGGATCGGGGGAAGGGCGGATTACTTCAAAGGACAGCTGAGGCAGCCGGTTGCCGAAGGTCTCGAGCGCCAGATCCTCGAACACGACATAGGCCACGCCCCGATAGGCCGGGGCCTGCCCAGCGCCTTCCTTCGCCTCGATGAACGGGTCGGGCATCTGGCTTTCCGTGCCCAAGTGAACGCGAATGACGGCGCCCGGCACATCGAAGGGTTTGCCATCGGCCCAGATGCGGCAGACGCCGCCGATTGGGCCCTCGCAAAGGGCCACTGCGAAGGAGGCGTAGTAACGATAGCCTTCGGTCACGACCTTTGGCCCGCCGCCTTTGCCGCCGCCTTGGGTCTGGCGGAACTGCTCCTCGCGGAAATCCGTGGCCCAGATGATGTTCCCGCCAAGCCGCATCGTGCCGTATAGCCGCGGGATCACCGCCCCTTCGGTGGCCGAGGTGAGGCGCAAATCGTCGAGCTTGGCGCCTTCGATCCGCTGGTCGGGGGCGAGGGAGCCGATGATCAGGCTGTCGATGACGGAGCCTGCGAAAGACCCGATGGCGCCGCCGATCGTGGCCGCGCTGAAGCCGAGAAACGCACCACCGAAGGCGCTGCCGATTGCGGAACCGGCGGCGGCGAGGAGCATGGTTGCCATGGGGATCAGCCTGGAAAGAGGAAAGCCGCCACAGCGCGACGGCGCCATGGCAGGGTGAAGGGTTCGCGCGTGACGCCAGTGGTCTCGCGGGCATGGATCAGTGCGGGGCCAGGCACGAGGATGCCGCAGTGCTTGGCCGGGCCGCTTGGGACCATGCGGAAGAGGATCAGTGCCCCGGGTTCGGCCGCGCCCACTGGGATCTCGATCAGGAACGCCCGGGCGGCCTCCCACATCACTTCGCGCCCGCTGCTCTCACCCCAGTCGCGGGTGTAGGGTGGCGGGGCGACGGGTTCCGCCCCGTGCAGATCGCGCCAGATGCCGCGGGCGAGGCCAAGGCAATCGGTGCCGAGGCCCCGGGCGGAGGCCTGATGCAGGTAGGGTGTGCCGAGCCAGCGTTCCGCGATCGCCACCACGCGGGCGGGATCGGCCGGGGCGCGGGTCTCAGCCATCGGCAAGCGGGCGCAGGGGCGCGCCGGAGTTCGCATCGGTCTCGTTCGGGTAACGTGTCACCAGATCGTCGCCGGGGATCGACGGGAAGCCGCGGAAGTTCAGCGCATTGCCAAAGCGGTCGCGGCAGGTGGCGTGGCGCTTGTCGCAGCCAGCGGTAATGGCGAAGGCGTCGCCCGGCGCGATCGGGCGCACCGGCGCTTCCATCAGGGTGATCGTGGCCGTGCCGCTGGCGAGGGTCTGGCTGGCCACCTCCGCCCGCCGCCCGGCATTGGCGCCGGAGGTCCATTCCACCACCCCGAAATCGAACCACCCGCTTGCGAAGCCACCCAACCCAGTGGCCACGGTGAACCGTCGATCGCCGATCGTCGCAGTGACCGACCCCGTGCCGCGATAAGCGGGGCCGGTCAGGTTCACCCCGCATCGCGCATCACCCAGCGTCGCGTCGCAGAAATACTGGAACGTCCGACCCACGGGCTGGTTCAGAAGATGCGCCAGCGCCCGCACTTCCGCCGTGAAGGCGTGACGGCCGCGCCTGATCTCGCCGATGCTGCCGCGGCGCATCAGGACGCGCTGGCTGACCGCCTGCCAGTTCACCAGCCAAACCTCGACCGCGGCGTTGTCCCAGAGGCCATCGGCGATGTCGGTCTCGGTGATCCGGTCAGATCGCAGCGCGCCCTGGACGTCTTGGGCGTCAACCGACAGATCGCCCAGGCTTCTGATCTCGCTGGCTGCGAAACCGGTCTCGGGTTCGAAACCGGTCCCTGCGAAGGCCAGCACCCGATCATGATCGGTAAAGCCGAAGACGGCACCATCGCGCCTTTGAAGGCGCCAGCACCACGCAAGGGTGGTGGTGCCTTCATCCAGATGCGCCTGGAAACCGGCGGGCAGGGTCTTCATGGGGTGCGGTCCTGTTGTTCGAGGCGGCCGACAGCGGCGCCGATGCGCGCGATGTTCTCGTCTAGGCGGATCATCCGCTCTTCGATCACGGCGATCGCGCGCAGCGCTTCGGTCACATCGCGGATCTGCTCGGGGCAGATCATCGCCAGATCGTCCAGTTGCCGTTCGAGCATGGCGACGCGGGTGTTGATGATCCCAGCCCACCAGATCGCGGCCCCACCTTGGGCGGAAAGGGCCAGCGCGAGACTGACATAGGCGACATAGCCCATGGTGTTGCGGTCTTTGGGTGGAGTCATCGGCGCACCTCGATCAGCGGAATAGAGGGAATGGAGCCGGTGCGTTCGATATCGAGCGTGACGGGCAACTCGTCGGTGTCGAAGCGCGCCGGCACGTCGAATTCGAACCCGGACCGGATCACGGCGCCGGTGGTGGGGGGAACGGCGAAGGTGACGATGCCGGTGGTGGTGTTGACCGACCAGCCTGACCCCTGCGCGACCCCGTTCAGCGAAATCGTGACCGTGCCTGCAACCGGCTTGATGATCGTCCGCGCCCAGGACTGCGCGCCGGAGGCATAGGTCCTGGTCAATGCAAAGGTGGTGATCGATCCGTTCCCGGTGCCGATGATCTGGTCAGTGGGCGCGGGCGCCGCCGAGGGCAGGCAGGATTTGTAGTCGGACCAGTCCTTGAACCGAAACGCGTGCAGGCGGCCGTTGCGAGCCTCAAAGAAGGCGACGACCGCCGCCAGATCGTCTGCCCGGCGCACACCGTAGGAAACGTCATAGCGGCGGCGCGAGTTTGCCCAAGAGGCGTTACGCTCCTCGTCGCCCGAGGCCAGTTCCACGATGCGCGTGCGCCGTTCCGGCCCGCCTTTCGCGCCCCGGCTGATGCTGTCCGGAAACCTGATCTCGTGAAACGCCATTCAGCTGCTCCTTCGGCCATAGGCGACGGCCCGGGCGATATCGGAGGCGACTTGCGCGCGGGAGGCGCGGAAGCTCTCGGCATCGCGGGCGTAGATGTTGACAGTGGTGCCTGCCCCGCCTTCCCAGGCGCGGGTCTCGGCACGGTTCAGGACGCGTTCGCCGCGCAGAAGCACGGCGGCATATTCGTCGGACCCAAGCCCCATGCCGCCGCCATTGTGGAACCGCGGGGCGGATGCCAGCGCTGCCGCGGGGATCATCATGCTGGAAGGCCCGGGCACCCGGTCGCCAGCGTGATAGACCCCGGCGGAAATCGATCCGCCGCCGATGCCCCCGCCGATCCCGCCCAGAACTCCGCCCAGCGCTGACGCGAGGGGGCCGAAGACGAAGCGGCGGAAGGCGATCTTCGCAAGATCGGCGATGATCGAGGTCGCCAAACTGCTGAAATCCAGCTTCCCCGTCCGAACGAACTCGGCGACGGCCTCTTCCCCCGCCCGAAACGCGCTGGTGATCGCTTCGCCCACGCTGCCGCCCCAGTTCGCGGCCTCGCTGGCATAGGTGGAAAGCGCTTCGCTGACGGCGGCCCAGCCGGTTGCCGCTACATCGGCCGCGGCAGCCACTTCCTCGGCCGTCTGCAACGGGCCGCCGCCGCCGCCCGCGCCACCCTCGGCCGGATCGTCGGGCGTGATGGAGATTTGCAGGGCCCGATCGCGGACGTCGTTGAAGTATTCCGAGAGGGGCGAGCCCGAGACGATGCCGCGGATTTGCGCCGCCAGCGCTGCCCTGCGTTCGGCATCACGCGCGGCATAGGGGTTGGCCACGCTGTCGATTCGAAAGGTCGCCGGGTCCAGTGTCGACAGGGCCGGATCAAGGCCGACGGCTTCCAGCGCCGCGTTCGCAGCCTCGGCGAGGGCGTTGATCCCAGCCAGCGCCTTCTCGATCATCCAGTTGACGGCATCGATTACCGCGTTTGCGGCGCCTACGGCCAGCGCGCCGACGGCATCGGGCACGCCCTGGAAGGCGTAAGTGGCGCCCGCAGCCGCGACCTTGAAGGCGTTGATGACGAGGTCGCCCATCCAGATGACGCCGTCGACGATCCGCTCCCAGGCCCAATCTGCCCAGGCGACAGCATTGTCCCACCAGCCCCGGATCGTGTCGAAGACCGGCTTGCCGATCTGGTAGACGTTCTCCGCAAAGACCTGCCAGGCGGCCCGGGCCACGTCCGTGAAACTGACCTGCGCGCCGGTGGTCTCGTTGATCTCGTTGCGCATCCCCGCGATAGCGGCCGAGCCCAGCGCCACGGCGGCCGTCACCAGCGGAAAGCGCCCTGCAACTTGCAGCACCCCTTGGCCGAGGGTGCGGGCCATGCCGCCCAGATCGCGGAAGAGGGCGCTGACGCCGCCATTCCCAAACCCATAAATCTGGGAAATCTGGCTGCCTTGCTGCGCCATGACCATGAAGGGATTCATCCCGCCTGCCAGCGAAACCCCGATGTCCTGAAGCTGGAAGGACAGGTTGGCCATGCGGTGGCTGGCGTTGCGGGTGGCGGTACTCATCCCGCCCAGTGCGGTGGTCCGGCCCTTGATCGCGGCGATGCTGGCCAGCGTTGCCTGGCGCTCGCGGCCGATGGCAGCCGTCATCTCTTCGGCCGAGATTGCCCCCACGCGATGCGCCTGCCTGATCTCGGTGAGGGTCGATCGATACTCCCGCACCACCGCAAAGAGCGGGTTGTGCTTGGCGCGGAGGTCATCGAGGGCCCGACCATAGGCGGCGACATCGGCCGCATCGCGCGCCATGCCGCCGGAGACGCCGGTCGATCGGTTCACCGTGTTCATGACGGTGCCCGACACCGCCCCCGCTTGGCGTAGGGCGCTGGCCGCCCGGGCCGCCCGGTCGGCGAGGTCCTGCATCTGCCGCATGGCCTCGCCCGCCGAGACCCCGGCGGCGTTGAGCCCCGCCGCTGCCCGGGGCCCCGCTGCCTCGATCAGGGTCAGCGCCCGAGCGCCTTCCTGGCCGATGCCGACCAGTTCGGCCTTCAGCGCCTGCCCGCCGGTTGCGAAAAGGCGCACCGAGACCCGGCGTTCAGTCCGGCTGCTCATGATCCAGTCTCGTCATGGTTTTGGGCTCTCACTTGGGCGTTGATGCCGCGCACGGCGAAGGGTTCGATCAGGGGAAGAAGCTCGGCCGCGATCAGAGGGTTCAGGCCCAGCGCCTCAGCCATGGCCAGAGCTGCCGTCATGTCCCAGCCCACCACCCCACCGGGAATGGCGCGGAACTGGCCGCGCAGGGACTGGGCGAGTTCCCAGACCTGCCAGGCTTCAAATGTGCGGGGGCGGTGCAGATCAGCGGGGCAGGCGGGGCAGGGCTTTACGCATCCGGCGCAGTAGCCTTCGCCCCCGCCGAAGTGCCATTCGGCAAGGGCGCGGAGGCGTTTCCCTCATCGGCCAGGATCAGGCCTTTGGCGACATAGTCGGTCTGGAACCGCTGGAAGAGCGGGAAGAGGTCCAGAAGGGCTGCCACGGCTTCGGGCGTGGGCGGCACCGGATAGCCCTCAGCATTGCCGACGCCTTCCCAGTCGAGGATCGCCAGCGACCCGATTGCCTTGGCCAAGGCAACGGCCACCTGATCGGGGGGCGCGTCTTCGGGCAGACTGGCGACTTGGCTGTCGCTGCGGGCGGCGCCGATCAGGGCGGAAGTCAGAGGGACAAGGCGCAGGCGCACCCCGCCGCCGATGTCGAGCCAGGCGGGTTCGGGGGATAGGTTCAGACGGATCATGGGAAGGGCTCCTCAATAGCTGGTGGTGGTGTTGACAAGGACGGCGGTGCACATGCGGGCGGGCGAGGTGGCCCGCGCCGCTTGCCATTCAAAAGTCGCCTGCACGCCCTGCGGCCCGTTGATCGGGATGCGCGGGCGGGGCAGATAAGCGGCGTGCACCGTGAAGGTGAGGGACGCATTCGCGCCAAGGCTCCATGCGAACACCAGTTCGCAGGGGTCACCGGCGATCGCCTGGTTCACCAGTGTCAGATCGGCGAACCGCGCCTCGATCGATCCCGTGAGGGCGGCCATCGACGGGTCCAGTCCCTCGAGGAGGCCGTCGTTGCGGATGGTCTCGATCCGGTCGAGGTTGTTTGCATAGGACACCTGCGCCGAGACGATATTGCCCAGCGCCGCCCCATTCCGGGTGATCGCCCCCTGAAAATTGCCAAAGCGCTGCAAGGGCAGGGTGGCGTCGGTCAATGTTCCGGCGGCGGTCGTAGCCGCGACCGTCTCGCCGCGGCCGATCAGGCCGACGGTTGCCGTCAAAAGCCCCGAGCGCTGCGATTGCCACTGGATGCGATCGGCGACGAGGCCGGAATACATCGCAAACCGCGGCACGTCGGGCATCTGCGTCTCGATCGCCATACTGGGCAGCGTGAAGCCGCCAGATTGGAAGGTGTGCGTTCGAGGCGTGGTGCCGGTCGTCACCGGTTGGCCGAAAATCGCCTTCAGCCAGAAGCCGAGATTTTCGGCATCCATCGGAATGACGACATCGCCGTCGACGTTCACCGCATCGCGGATCGGCGCCTGCGGATCGCGGCCGTAGCCGAGGAGTTCGGGCGATAAGAGCCCCTGTTCGGAGCCAAGCGTCGTTGTGGCAAAGGGCATCCGGCGATAGCCGCTGGCAGGCGGCGTGCCGTAAACGGATTCGAAGGCGAACGCGACTTGCGTCCGCGCGCCGGGCTGGCGAGCCATTTGTCAGTCCTTTCGGGGGTTGGTCAGATAAGCGGGTCGGTCGTGGCGTAAGCGAGGATCACTGGGATCACCGCCGCCTTCAGGCCCTCATTGCCGTCGATCGCCAGCAGCACCGGTTCCGGTGCCTCGGGCGTGATGTAGTCGCAAAGGCCGCCCAGCGTCCGGTCAGCGGCAAGCGCCGTGCCGATCGCCAGGCGCAGGGCGTCGAAGGCCGCATCGCGGGCGGCCGGGGTTCCGTCCACCACCACTTCGATCTCGGCCCGGTGTTCAAAGTAATAGCCCGGCGGCGACAGCCACACCTCCGGCGCTCCCGGATCGCCATCGCGCAGGATCACCACCCCGGCGCCAGGCACCTTCTCGGGCAGGATCGCGTTGCGCAGCACCTTGGCACCGGGCGGCATAGTACCGGACAATAGCGTGTAGAGCGACGCGAGCAGGCGCTCGGCCGTGGATTGGGTGGGCATGGGGCTCTCGAAGGAGTGTGGCCTGCGTGGCCGGGTTTCTGGTGAAGCATCCTTGTCCGCAGCGGCGGGCTTCAGACGTGCGGGTCGGAAGCGTTTCGTTTCGGCTTTCGCGGGAGGGTCACTTCGTGTTAGTGAAACTGTGGAAAGTTAGATGTACTGCCACGCCGAGGAGACAACAAAAGTGCCGGCCCGCATTGAGTTCAAGTTCAAACCTGAAAAGCTGGTGGAGACGCTTCTCTATCTGGCTAGGTCCGGTTTGGAACTTGACCAGTATAAGGTTGTCAAGCTGGTATACCTCGCTGATCGTGAGCATTTCATCAGATTTCGACGTCCTGTTTCGTTCGACCGGTTTGTCGCGATGGAGTACGGCCCTGTTGCCTCCAATGCTCTGCGGATAATGAAGGGTGAGG